TCACCGAATGGATCGAAAGCGCACGTGCTAAAGGCATGTCCGATCGGACAAAGCCAAAGAAACTGCCGCCTGAGAGAGTCATGGCTGACTGGATTCTCAGAGTGCTTGGCGGCAGAGAGTTTGTTGCGTGCGTCCGGGGCCAGCTTAGAGCATATAGGGATGGGCACTGGCCCGAAGCAAATGTGCCCGGATTGCTTCGTCAGATTTACGATTTTGACGAAACGATCCGCGAGCGAGAGGCGAAAGCGGCTATTTCGATTGCGCATACTCTTACCGACGCTCCGGGTTTTGGACGGACGCCGCACGTCGAGCCTCGGGATGATCCCAAGCGACAGCGAGTATGCCTCACGAACGGAACCCTTAATCTTCGGACCGGACTTCTAGAGCCATGGTCTTCTGAACATGAATTACTTCATCAACTCAATTTCGATTGGGACGATGAAGCCAAGTGTCCTATATATGATGACGTGATCGAACGCACGCTTAACTTTAACGATACGGCTATAGCCCTATGGGAAGAGTTTTGCGGGCTGAGCCTCGTGGATGACACCTCGTTCCAGATGTTATTGTTTCTGAAAGGACCCGGGGGTAATGGTAAGGGAACTATCGCTCGTGTGCTGCGTAACATGCACGACCCGAGTGCCGTTGGTAGCGTTGCGATTACTGACCTCAATGACGAAAGAAAGCGAACGTCGCTCGTCGGAAAACTGGTTAACATCAGTGGTGAACAATCGAGGCTTAACGTTGTCTCGGATACATACCTCAAGAAAATCACTGGTGGAGATCCTATTGATATCCGACGTCTTTACGGGGAAACTCAGAACAACGTTGTATTGTCCGTGCGCTTCCTGGAACTCGTTAACGATATGCCCGCCACATCAGATTATTCACAGGCATTACGCCGACGCATCGTTATACTTCCCTGCCCGAACCGGGTTGACAATCCGGACCCGGACCTAGATCGTAAGCTTTACCTTGAGCGACCCGGTATCCTACGTAGATGGGTGGCAGGATTACATCGGTTGTATGCACGTGGTCATTTCGATCCTCCTGTTACATCTCATCAGGAAGTAGAAGAGTACATGCTCGAGAACGACCCTATCAGATATTGGCTGCAAGAAAGGTGCATACCTGATCAAGACAAGCCAACCCCATCGCGGGAGCTATACGGTGACTTCCATGAATGGGAAAAACTGATGGGTTATAGATTCTCCACACCAGAAATTGTGTGGGGTCGTAGGCTGACCAACCTAGGCTATCACTCCCACAATATAAGACTTCCACGCGGTGCGTTCGGGCGAGTACGGTATTTGCGGCTCAACGAGGGCTCCGGGCGTGGGCTTTAGGGGTATCTCCGAGGCGCTCGCGCGATAGGGGGCCGCTATAGTAGTAGCGGCGCGCTCGACGACGTACGAGGCGTATGGCGCGTCGCCCCGTCCGCTACGCCTCCGGAGGTGCCTCGCCACCCCAACGGCGCAGGTAGAGCCACGGGTGGTCCGCGATGGGCGTGCCGCGATCCTTAGCTTTCCACGCCGCCTTGCCCAACAAACGCAGCGCTGACCATCTCCACCACGCCATGGGCGACCAATCCCCAAAGGACGATCGGCTCTGGATGCGCTCGCGGAGCACGCGATCAGCTTGCCACTGCTCGAGAGCCACACCATAAAGCGTCTGGTGGGTGCGATAGTGGACGTCATGTTCGCGACAGGCATCGACGTATACCGGCAGCGTCGGGCCTGAACAGCCGTCCGACCCGAGTCGCTGCGCCTCCGCGCAAACCTTCTCGACGTACGCCTCGTCGGCAAAGCTCGGCAGGCCGAGGGCCTCGTGGGTCTTCACTTTAGCTCCAAGTGTGGATAGTCCTTGAAACTCTTCCAGTGACCACCCCACGATATGTTAGGGTCCCGGAGCGCGTAGCCCGCGAACACCGCATATTCGGCTGGATGCCAAATAACTTTGCCGTGCGCGACGATGGCGAAGTCGATCGCACGTGCGGGATGGTGGTTGTGGTTGCTCTTCTTGGTAACCCCATCGATGTTGGTAACAATGGAGGTATTGGGGTCTGAGTCTATCCTCCATTCCCCATCAACCAGCACTCGGCCTCGTCTGAAAAGTTTTTGCTGTTCTTCGGTTGAGCGCTCTGTGCACGTTATTATCACTGTATATCCTGGATGCTCCCTCTCATATTGATTCTTGGCGTCCAGGAACACTTGGGCTAATATCGGGTGGCAGTCCGCGATTGATCTACTTGTCATTGCCGTTCAAGTGCCACGCGAGATGCCGGTCCACCTTATCCTCGAGCCGCTCCAAGCGGCCTACTAAACCATTCTCGATGCGGTGTAACGACGCCACGTTTTCTTCATGCCGAGCCGCACTCTCCGTGGCGAACGCTTCGTGGCGCGTTGTCTCTGTCTTCGCGTGCCGCTTGATGACGAACAGCAAGAGCGAGACTAGGCCCAGCAATATAGACTCTATGACGGTGTACCACTCAGGGTTCAAATTGCTGCTCCCCCGTCGATGCGGAAGCGCTGCCCCTGCTCGCCGTTCTTCTTCGCCATGTCGAACTCCCTCACTGGATCGCAATCCAGTACACCGACTGCGAGGTGCCAGCCGAGCCGTCGTGCTTCTTGATGGCCACGGTGAACGTCGTGCTCGACTTAGCCGTCACGGCCAACATCTCGCCGGCCGCCGAGCCGAGCACGAGGACCGCCGTCGGCGTCGACCCGAGTCCGTGCGCGATCGTGGCGCCGTCCGTGATGCTGCTCGCCGCGCCCCAGTTGAGCTTGTTGATCCCCGTCCCGCCGCCAAGATGGACGCCGGTGTTGTTCATCACGATGGACGACTCGACCGCGCTCGTCCCGGAGTTGACACTCCGCAGCGTGCCGGACGTCACCGCCTCGAACACGCCGCCGGCCAGCACGCGATAGCCTTTATTCGTCTCCAGCCGCCCCGCGACGTCAGTCAGAATCGAGTTGTTCGTGCCGTTGTCGGCAATCGTCGAGCCGCGTCCGCCGACGAGCCGCACCTGGCACTTGTCAGCGCCGGCACCAAGCGTGATCGCCGGGCCGGCGCCGCTCCCTGAACCGAGCTGGTCAATCAGAATGCCGGTGCCGTACTCAATCTCGATCGGCGCGGCGTCATAGATCGTGTCCCGGATCGAGCCGTAGGTGTTGTCGGTGGCGGCGGGTGCGCCGGCATCCGACGTGACCAGAATGCCCTTGGTGCAGGTTTCGGCTTGGAACTTATCGATCAGGAAAGCGTGGCATCGGTCAAGCCGGATGCCGCCGCCGGTGAAGAACGCGCCGTCCACGCCCCGGACACGCAGCTCGTCACTCTGCGTGGCGTAAATCATCCAGCCGGATGTCTTATCCGCGCCGTTGATGTCCCACCCGAAGAGCTTGCTGTTGCGAATCTCGCCTTCGTTGCAAGTGTCGACGGTGACGCCGTTCGCCGTGGGACCGGACACGAACGGAATCCACTTGATCTCGTCGATCAGCCACTCGTCGCAGGCCTTCATGTAGGCAATCGGCGCGTTAGCGTACCGCTGGTAGCAGCCCCGCATGAGCACGTTGTCACGACACTTCTCGAACTTCGCAAGGCCAACCGACTGATCGTTGCCATAGAGGGCCAGTCCGACCACACCAACGTTCGAGATGTAGTTCACGCCGTTGTTGAAGTAGAAGACGGCGCCGTTCGGGAACGACCCGCCGGATGCAACGTGAATCGTTGAGGCGAGGCCTTCGCCGATGAAAAACACACCCCACGAGTTGATCGCGATCTGGGACGAGACGAGGTAGCGACCCTTCGGGAAGTAGACCTTGCCACCAACCATCGTCTGATAGGACTTACCCGCGATGTTGGCGTCGGACCCCTTCGCGGCATTGATCGCCGCCTGGATCGCCGCCGTGTCGTCGGTCACCCCGTCGCCGGTGGCGCCAAAGTCCTTGACGCTGATCCACTCTCCGAGTTTGCTGGCAAGACTGCGCGCGACTGCGCCCGCACCCGACTGCAAGAAGGTCCCGAGGGCGTCCGTGTTGAGGGGTACATTTTCGAGCCCGTTCCCGACGAGATTCCATCGAATAGTCTGACCCGCCGCTGGTGTCGGGAAGTCGATGTCGCGGTACTCCGTAATCACCGGGAACTTAACTGAGCGGCCGATCTCTTCGCCCAATTGCTGGTCAATCATGACGCCGCGGTCAAGCGCGTCTTCATGGGCCTTCGCCGGGAACTTATTACCGCCCTCCGGGTAGTCGGTGGCTTGGAAGAGATCGAGTTTACGGCGGATCAGAACGATGTCGTTGACAGTGCGGCCTACAACAAATACCACGTTCCCGCCGCCATCGACACCAACGTTGGTGACGGTGTACCCACCGCTCTGCAATAGTCCATTAACGTAGACGTCAAGGTCACCGGACTCAAAAATCTTGAACGGATATGCAAAGGTGGTTTGGCCACCTGCCGCCGTGTACCGAATCCGGTTGACCTCGCTGAGAACCGTCATCGTCCCGCCTCCTTGGTCAGCTTTTCCCGGAGCCTTTCGCGTATCAGGAAGTCAACTTTTGGACTTTCCTTACGGAATTTCTGGACTGCAACGTCATAGTACGCGTAGATAACGTTGAGTAAACGAATCTGCTTGGACTCGTTAGTCTTAAGCCGCTTGTACATCAGCGTGTTGATTTCCTTATCGAGCCTCTTATGGAGAGTCATCCCGCCGATCTTCGTGCTGGTTGCCAACACAATGATACGGTCAATCTCCTCAGCCTCGAGGCGCACGCCTTCCTTCACGTTGGGCTCTTCCAGCGACACGCCCATCTTGGGAGCAGTCCCGCCAACATACTCAGGGGCGTCAGGGACGTGAAGCTCGATCTCCGCAAGCTCGTCCAACACCGAATCAGCCTTGTAGGTCTTCTGCTTGAGAGGGTTGAACAGTGAGAACGGCCAACCACCCTCGTGCGCCACCGGTTCCCCCGTGATCTTGTCACGACGCGGGGGAATCTTTCTAGAGAGCACCGGGGTCTGCGCGATCATCTTACCCTTGAGCGCTCGCCACTCAGCCCACAAGGGGTTATCCTTTATGACGTTCTTGTTATCGTCAACTCGCTCGTTGCGGCCAACCACCACTGGACGCTGTGCGGGGTCGAGATAATCCTCTATCTGCCTTAGTACAGCAGGATACCACGAGGAGAGGCGGTCGCGGACCAGCCGGAAGGATGCCTCAGAGTTGACCCCTTGCTTGACCGCCTCGAAAAACTCCGAGATACCCAGCATGTACTCATGGGTCGCGAGATTGTTCATCTGCGACAACGTGAACGCAAAGAAAGCCTGGGCACCTGAGTACTCGTCCAAATGCCTTATGATGTAGGAAAGATCCGCAGATTCAGCGATAAGGTCGGCCAGCGGCGCAAGGCCCTCATATGAGGTGAACTTCCCGGTCCATGGGTTATACACCGAGCGCGGTTGCCACCCTGTGGCGATCCAACGCTCACGCTCCTTAGGGTCCGTGGGTCCATTACCAGTAATAAAGTTTTGATACTCAAGATACATGAACCCGCCAATAATGGTACTACCACCGAGCAACCTACCCCATGCTAGATCACGGGTCGGGCCCGGCTTAGAAACATCACGCCAGAACTGTGCCGCCGCGAGGTTCAAACCGGGCGTATGCGAGGCAAAGTACTCAGCCATACGTACCCCCGTGCGGAAGAAGGGCGCTACTACGATCCGGACGAGTGGGTGCCCCATGAAATGCTGGAGCGACGCCATCCTACCTTCAAAGTCCTTCGTGAAGGTTTGACGGTCCTTGAAATCGTTGATCGCGTCCAGCATATCCTTGGTCGGATTCTCTACTAACTCGGCGAATCGATCCCAGAACGCCTTCCCCTGCTTGGCTTCGTACGTGGCCTTCCTAAACGCCTGTGCCCGTAGCTCCATACGGGCATTAATTGCCTTGAACGACGCATCAGTGAGGCTGAGCACATTTGGCCCGACCCGCACCGCACTGCCCAGGAAATCCACGGCAGTCGCTAGTGGGTTGGTTGGTGATATACCCCAATTCTCGGCAGTGATGGCCGGAGGTCGCGGGCTCTTTTCATAAATGTCCAATAAATCCACCTTAGTCGGCCCCATCTCGGCCAACCGCTCAATCATGAACTGGTGGTGACGAAGAAGTCGAACTTCCTCGATCATGGCCTCGCCAAGACCAATAGCCATCTGATTGGCTTCGCCCGGGACTACATGCTGATACTTTTTGGACCCGAGACGACCGATTTGTTCAGCGTAGAATCGGTCAAGGATCGCGACGGGCAGGGCCCCGAGATTGCCGCCAATGTTCTTAAGCCACGTCATGGGCCCCGAAAGAAGCATACCATAGTAAAGCTCGAGGGCAGACTTACCGGCAGTCGCGTATACTCCGTCGGTGAACCGCGCGATCTTCTCAGCGTCTTTGATATGGAAGATCATCTTGGCGAAGTCCATATCGCTGAGATTCTGCCGGACAGCATCAGCAGCCTCGGCGAGGGCCTCCGGCGTGATCTTCACCTCGACGCCGAGCGCGCGTACAGGAATCTTTGCGGCCTGAGTGGTCCGAGCCGCCTCGGTTCCCACACCCTTCAACCCGCGCTTATGAAACTCCTTAGAAAGCCCCGCCGCCTCCACCGCTGCCTTGGCAGCTTCAAGGTCGCCTAGCTTGATCGCTTTCTCCGCTTGAGCAAAGGCTTCGTTGGCGGAGCGCACGGCAAATAGGCGCGAGGCGGTGAGATCGGCAGCATCGGCGGTGAAACCGGCATCCCAGGAGAGAATCTGTTCCGGGGTGATCTTACCAGAAGCGATGCGATTATGAGCCTCAATAAGGGTTTCATCGTTGGTGATTCTCCCGCGACCGTGTTCGGCAATCTCCTTCTTGGCAGCGTTATACACGCCCCGCATCATGCGCTTGACACCAGCCGCCGCATCGATAAAACCGTAGTTGGGCTGATGTGTGTAATCCGACGGATATTGAGGCTTGCGACGCCCCATGGCGCCCGTCTCGTCCTTGAAGATGTTAATGAATCGCCCAAGATCGACGGCGCCCGTCTCGTCCTTAAAGATGTCGAATACGTCGCCAAGCTCTGTCTTTTGATCAGCGGCTGACATTTTTTCCCACTCAGCCGTCGGACGTTCCTTCTTCCCAAAACTAACGACTTTGATATCTTTATCGCCCAACACAATTACCGCGTCGTGACCGGCTTCTTTTAGACCTTGAACTGCGGTATCAACAGGCCCCGGTACGCTGCGCTTGACCGGAATCCCATCTAAGTCCTTGGTCTTGAGGGTGTCGTGTAGGTCAAGAATCACAGGGTTGCGGGCATCGGGGAGCTTCATCTTCCCGGGAGTCTTGTACCCCTGCTCCTTCAACCATTGACCACTAACCGTAAATCCTTTATCCTTATCAGCAACCTTACGCGTAAGGTTATATAGCTTGATAGGCGGCTTACCACCAACACGCTCCTGAGTGCCGAGGAACGTTGCCGGAAAAACCTCTCCGGACAAGCGATCCACAACCTTTTGAAGAGAGGGCCGAGGTCCGATAGCCCCCGCTTCACTCTTCAACACCTCAGTGATTCGTTTGGCAGCGGTCCGAGATGCCGCCGCACCAAGCCCCACACCCAAAGCATTACGAATCGCCTCTTCGGGCGTGTCGCCTGACGCAAAGCCTAAGAGCGCTCCGATAGTTGCCCTCGCCAATACACCCGGATCGGCCTTACCAGCTTCTCCAACGTCCTTGACGATCTTTCCAAACTGGTCGGTCAACCAGCCAGTGGCTGCCTTCAATTGACGAGTAACGGCGGTGTTGTCCTTCTGAATCTCGCCGAGACGCTTCGTAACTTCCGCGCTCGGGACCTCCATCTTAGGGCCCGGTTCCGTGCCAATACGCCTATCAGCGCGAACCTTACCGGCTTCCGCTGCCTCCGGTAGAATACCCTGCCGCTCAATGGCCCGACCCGCCGCACCCACCGGTCGAGTCGGTTCCTCAACCACGCGCGAGCGTAGCTCCTCAATCCGCTTGAGAATAGCCTCTTCCCCCGGGACTGGCACTTTATTGCGTCGAGCCCATAGAGTTGCTTCGAACTTGTTCTTGAACCCAGCCCCCGGTGGGAGCGCGAGCGGGCCCTCTGGCTTAACTGCTTCTGCCGCCCCTGCCTCATACTTACCGGACCATGCCGGAAGGGCCTTTTGCTCGGGTTTAGCTGTGATCCGAGCCTTCGCACCGCGAATCGCCCCCGGTGCAAGTGGGGTAACAAGCGTGTAGTAAATATCAATGATTTCGCCGAGCGTCATGGGCCCCTGCTCACGAGCCTTTTCCTCGGGCGTGAGATCGGACGCGAACGCTCTACCCCCAACCATGGCACGGAGCAGCGGTGCCAACCCACCAGGACCACCCGGGATCACTTCCATACGACGAAGTTCGGGCGACACATTTTCGAGCCGCTGGTTCATGCCAGCCCCGATACCCGCGCCCGGCGACAGGAATATTTGGATTAGGGAATCGAATATCTGCTTAGCGGCTTTGGCCTTACCAGCCAAACCAGATGCCACTTCGATAGCCGTGCCGCGTCCGACGTCTTCCGGATGCGGCTCTGCCTTGAACAACAGTTTGGTTGCACCTTCCAGCGCGCCCGCGATCCCGCCCGTCGCCATCCCTGCAGTAGTCTCGATGCCCTTCATGATAGCCGAGGGCATCTCGGGTTCGGGTGGAGCCGGAGGAACCGGTGCCGCCGGAGGCGCCTCACGCTTCTGAGTGACGGTACGCTCCAGCCAATCTAGGTTGTCTTCACCTCGATTGCGAAGCTTTCCATCTTGATACTTCGTTAAAGTGCTCATCTTGCGTGCGGTGGCCCCTTCGGTTTAGTTTTGGTCGGCTTCGTGGGGGCTGTCGTACCAGCCCCACCCTTGGCCCGATCTTCCAGCACAACATCCTCCTCTTCATGGGCCCGCAACTTACGAAAATATTCGATTTGGGTCTGTAGCACTGGATTCTTGAGCGCCTGCTCCCGAGTCAAGTGCTTAAACGACTCGAGTAGCTCCTTTTCATCCTTGAACGTGATCAACCCCTTAAGAGTCTCTATTTCTTCTTTATTACGCGTAGTAAGTTGTTTAATGAAGAACGGAAGACGCTTGTAAGCGAACTCAAGAGCATCCTCGCCTTGCTCCGGGTTATAATACTTGGAGAAGCTAAGAAGTTCTTGGCGAAACGCCGATTTAAGGTTAGCTGACAGTTGGTCCAATTTTTCAGACGGTGAGTTGGTGGTAAGCCATGAATCAGCAAGAGCCTGTGCCTGCCCGTGACGGTCCCGGTCCATATCGAGCGCGCGATCCCGGGACCGCTCGATGGTCTTGCGCGCGGTGTCCTTGAACTTTTCGCCAATAGAATATGGGATATTGCGACGACGCACCTGACGGTCCACGCTATCGAGGAAACTAGGCGTTACGTCTAGAGCCGTGGACATCATCATATATTCACGAATTATCCTAGGCTCACCCGGTCCGCCCTCTATGTCTTCTCGTTCCAACATAGCGTACCAATGCTCGAGCCGAGGCCCTTTCAGCAACCGCAGGTTTGCCAAATCATCGAGGAATGCCCGGTCAAGGTCTCGATTCCGGAACTTCACGCTCACCCGACGATCGGCCTCTTCTTCATCTGCATCCTGGCGCTTCTTTAAGTCTTCCTCCTGTTGCTTCCGCTTCTCGATCGCCGCCTTGTCGAGCACCTCGATCCGACCATAGGCGTACTTATCAAGCTCGTTCCTCTTGTTGGCATCAAGGAAACGAAGGAACGTGGACCCCGCGCGCACCGACTCGCGCTCGGAGGTATCCACGTACGCTCTGGGGGAAAGAGTTGCTAGCCGCTGGGCCCGGGCGTAAGAAGCTTCTTTCTGCGCGGACAAGAACTCTCTTTCGGCGTCATCCTCACCAATCAAGCCTGCTGACGCCAACCCTTTAAGGTAGCGATAATAGGGACCATACTCATAGGCCCCATCTTTCTTCTGAGTATATAGGAACTCAAATGCCTTATGGTCAGGAACAGACAGGTCCGCCGCCGACTGCTCAGCGAATGCCCGACCCTGCACAATCCCAGCCTTACCCTCGTCAACGCTCTGCTTGTCCTGTAGGACGGTGGCCTTGTGCTTATACTCCACTACCTTCGGGAAGATTTCACGGTCAAACCTTTGTTTAGTTAGAGCGTCCAGGCCGTCTGTCCACTTAGCAGATAGCTCGGTAACCCGCTCGGCCCATGTCTGTTTAGCCGTACGACGAGAATCCGGGGTCCGCTGTAGCTCGGTGTGGACCGCCTCCATGTCGGTAACCGCCGCCATATAGCGGTCTGCGATCATGTTGGCGTCATCAAGCTCCTTTTTCTTACCGTATATTGTAGCAGCGGTTTGAGCTAGCTGCGAGACGCCCACAAGTGCATTACCTAGCGTACTTGGCTGTTCGACAGTCGGATAACGAGTAGTTGCAATATCCTGCTCTGGAAACGGATAACGGGGGATTTTCACATGTACCCCCAACCCTGAGAGTTTAAGCTCGCACTGTCATAACCCGTGCTAATGCTCTTACCGCCGCCACTTTTCATTCCACCACCGCCAACGTAAGCGCTGGTCCCAGCTTGCGCTCCTGCGATCAGGGACGAGTAAATCGCAGATTCCTCAGTTTGGCGCGCGGCCCTCTTGAGCAGTCTAGATGTGTAGCTTTCCCGAGCGGATGCTAACTCATGCGGATAAGCGGCAAGGTCGGCCTCATAGGCTGCCAAACCAGCCGCCTCAAGCTGATTCTCGAGCAACGAGGCGCTTTCATACGCCTGCACGCCCGAAGCTGCGGCCTTTGACGCCTGTGACTCCAGAAGCGACTCGGCCCGGGCCTTGACCATCTTACGACGAGCTTCACCAGCCTGCCGCTCCTGCTCGGCTGCGTACTTTGCCATCTTTGCCTGCGCACGCTGAGAATCCGCCTGCGCCTGCATCTGCATGTAGGTTCCGGCCGCAGCCGCAACCGCTGCAACCGCCGCTACTGCGATAATAGCCATTAGACTGGCCCCGCGTACAGAACCCCATCAGCTGGGGGTCGGTCATATGGAAAAGCATCTTTGACCACACCGATGGGGCTGGATCCAAATTCCACTAGAATCTTTACCATTCCAACGTTATCCAGCCTAGTCAGCCCGAAGAACGTCGTGGCCCCCACCGATTTACACACTTTCAAGCGACTCTCATGGAGCCTCTTCCCGAGTCCCTTGTTACCCTCGGCTACGATTAAATCTGCCCCATACGCAACCGTGTGACCGTCTGGTAGGGTAGTAACCGAAAACGATGTAAATCCCACAACCACGCCCTTTTGATCAACAACGAGGGTCGGATTAGTAAAATACCAAAACTTGGGACGAGGAGGCCAACCAGGATGACGGTCAACATGAAGCCGTCGTACCTGATCTTCGTCACGTGGAACCATCTGTCTAATGATCATGGTACGTACGCATAAACCAGAGCATCACGCCCGTCACGAGTGTACTTTCTTAGTCGGCCCTCGTATTTAAATTCAAGTGCTTCAATCCATTTACACCGACACAGACTGTTGTCATCAGCGAACACTGTTGCCTGAATCCGATGTAACTGGTTCATCTTCATAACGTGACTCATGAGGCGCTTAACAGTACGGTGGAAGAACACACGGTGTTGATGAACCAAAGGCGTCACCATGGCCCATGCGTCAGCAACCCCCGGATTACAAAACACAACACCAGCGGCGCCAACCAACCGACCATCAGCGAAGCCCGAGAAACCGGGATTGCGCTCGTAGTTATGAAGTGACGACAAGAGCGCCAACCAATCGTGTCCGTCTCGGCGCATTTCAGCCAAGTGTTCACGCCGGAAAGGTTCGATGTGGTATGTGGTCACTCGCCTACCCCGAGCGTACCAAAGATGCCAACAACAGTCAACGGTAACGGAAGATCACGTTCTACAATTACTCCTTTATTCATAGCCGATGGTACGTGCTTTTTCTTCTTATCCCCAGTAAACAGAGGAGGCACGATGTCCATTGGATCGTCCGCCGAACGAAACCTCAAACGCTCCCCGTTCACGATGCATCCGAGGGACTTATACATACGAACAATAACCTCTGCCCAATGAATAGTGCGGCCTTGACTAGTACCAGAAATCGTAACTTCCGGTGAGAGAGTCTCGAGCAGACTCTTAAATCGAAGTCCGACTTCTATGTTACTTGCAGGTGGATAGTCTAACTCAACCGAGCCATCAGCCTGTACCACTTTATCCGCATACACCGCACCGTCACCAAGGATTTGAACGGTCTGCCCGATTAGGTGGTTCATACCGGTCACTATTGAAACAGGAGAACCGGAGAACAATAGAGTTGAATCAGTCTGTAGCTCTCCGTAATGGCCAGCCCGATCATCGAGATACTCAATGTACCGCTTCCACACACCGCCAATCAACCTTCGAACAACCACCCACACAGACTCTGTACCTCGCAACCAGTGAGTAATTGAGGTATCTGACTCAAATTGACCATCAGAACAATCTTGAGTAGGACCAGTCACATGACGGGACCAACCCACGACTTCATGCTCTCTCTGATAGGTCATACTGAGAAGCGTACCATCGGACCGAATTGCCCACACAATAGAATTGGGCTTTTTCTGATAAGCTAATCGAGTAATTTCGTAGTTTTCAACAAGATGATTCGAGGTAATAAGCATATCATTGGCACGGAAAGCATTTTGTTCATAATCATAAATCAATTCTCGAAGCTCCCGGCCACTATCGGGAACGAATAGCCCAACGCTGCCAACCCTAATGGGTGGGACCGACCCTGAGCCATGGGCGCTATCCGATCTCACAAAAATATTGGTCGGTGTAATAGCTCGATCTTCACCACCCGTCGCGAAGAACTCAGCAGCCGCCGTGCCAATCAATAAGACGCGAGTAGGGAGAAGCCACCTGATTCTATTTACATCATTAGCGCCGAGCACGTACTCCCATGCGTTGTCATCGTTGGCGCTGAGAGGGTACGATTCACCGATTCCGGTGAACGATCCCCATAAACCACCCGGCTTGAGCGAACTGCCAGCCAAGACGAGACGCTGTTCGAAAAAGGTCCCGGCCTCCGGGTACCCATAAGCCGCTGACCAGATTGGAGATTCAACAGACCACGAACCTGCCGGAGAATCAGTAACACCGCTAAGAGAAGAAAGAACCCACCCTGCTGCGAGCTTAGGATCGACATTCGATACTTCTGAAACCTTCACCACGCCGTTATTCACCCGAATAAACCGCCCAACGTCGCTAAGTCGCCAACCATCCTTGTCGAGCGTCAGCATGGTGATCGCGCCAACCGGGCTGGCATTGCTGGGCGTCAGCTTCGCGCAGGAGGAACCTTCGAGCTTCCACTTACCAGGAGCAAAGCTGGCTACGTCAAACGGCTCGCTAATGTCCAGGTTACCAAACAAGCTACCTGTAGTACATGAGCGAATCGTCCCGCGACCTTTACCGGTTACAGCGGAGATTACCCGATTAACGTCGCCCGTATAGAGTACCGGGTCGCTAACGGTAATCCCGATGTTGATGCCGCTCGTAGCATTCAGTGTCAACGTGGCGTTAGGCAGGAAGCCATCCTCAATCGTAGCGGGTGGATTAAATGGTACTTCAACCAACTCCCAATCAATATGCCCACTATTACCCGCCTTGAGTAGCCGTGAAAGTTTACGGGGCGACACGTCCCGGTGGAACAGGTAAAGTTGATCCGCATTCTGACAATACTTCAACTCTGCAAGCTGAGTCTCTGTGTATGGATGCGCCACCTCAATAGGGTTGGCAATCTTGAGAGAAATATCATCAACTCGTGCAGAAATAACAGTAGCACCGGCCAACCTGATCGACACATTGTCCACTTCATCAATAGCGCCGATATCGTCATTCTCAAATTCAATCCACATACGGGCGGTAAGTGAACGAAGAATAAAACTGTGTGTACCTGCTATAAACTCTTGCTTGGTGAGAATATCCTGTGCCCCGTCACTCGAGCCTATTTTTACTGCGACTGGCCCAGTCACTACTTCAAAAGAAACAACATAATAAGTGCTAGCAGCCACTGTCACTTCTTGCTTCATGACAGAAGTACCAGCCCCTGGACCAACAACCTCTAAATCAGCACGCTGATTTATTGCGTCCCACGCCGGATCAATCCCATCACCGGTATGGCTGAGTGTCCAATCGGCGATTCCAACGGGAAAATCCCCATTGGTTACTAATTCAGGTCCAGACGGCGTGCTCAATATTGACTGGATCGAGTCGTTATAAGCTTCTATCCACATCTTATCGGTCGAAGATTGAATCACGCGAACGTATGAACCAACACCATAAGTACCGATTGGATCGACATCGGCTAACCCCTGAGCAGACCCGACCTTCACTTTTACGATGCCCTGAGTTACCGTGAACTGTAAGACGTAAAAAGTATTTGGCGTTACCGTCACTTCCTGATTAATACCAGAAACCCCGTCACCAGGACCAGTAACTTCGAACGCCGCTGCCGCGCCAACAACAGCAGGGGCAGAGCCGGTTCCCGATTGGACCGCGTTCCAGCTTGTCAGGTCCACCGGAAAACCACCGTTAAGAACGAGCTCTAGGCCGACCGGCTTGCCCATGATCACGCCGCCGTCCTTGAAGAACCTGACCATACCAGCACCAGAAAACTCGAGCACATACTCCTGTTCTGTGTTGAATCGGAACGGGAACAATTCTGAACGCTTGGTGCTGTCAAAAGCTTCAAGGACAAACCTTGTACCGGGTCGACTACTGACCGGACCTTGTGGTCGAGGGTACATGTTAAAAAGCTGCTTAACTCCCGTATGATACTTTACAAAGTCAGTTCGGCTGTGGAGATAGGGAGTAATCTCTCCTGCAGTAAAGTTAGGGAAGATCGGATGGACGCGAGCCATTAGTTCGAATTCCTATTGCGCCACCGATCCTCAAAACGCCCGCTCTGTCGAACGTCCACGAGAACGTCAATCCCGGAGTCGTCGGGCGAGCCCTCCTGCGAGTCAATGGAACGCGCCTCCGCGAGCGCGAGTTTATACTCCTTAAACTTACCCTCAGCCAACGAAGCATGTTCAGTAAGGGCATAGGCTATCTTGGATGCCAATAAACACGCCATAGCCTCAACCAGAAGCTCGTCGTACTGAGTAACATCAACCACTCGACCAATATATCGAATCTTTGCCTCAGCCGCATCAGTCAGAAGATACCGATTGCCTTCCACCTTGTATGGTTCGGTATCCGTATCATCAGCCCAACCCAAAACCCGTAAGCAGTATGGGTCGGTTGGCAAAGAATATTGATAGGAAAACCCGGCTACTGGAGTAGCGTCTAGTCGGCTTAACTGTTGACGGAAAGTAGCACAATTCCACGGGTGATCCCGAAGAGTGAGATCACGAACGTGGGGCCAAATCGCATTGCAAACTGCAGCTTCCGCCGAGCCATCGTCGACGGCGGTTACAACCGCCGCGCCGATTTTGGTTAGCGCTAAGTTGAAGATTTCAACAGGCCCACTTGCCATTAGCGCCTCCACCTTCGACGCCAGAACAAAAGGATAGAAGACAACACGATCGGCGGCGTACCTGACCCCAACTTAGGGAAATACCTCGGGGCTAACATTCGCCCCGGAAAGTAGCGATTAGGAAACATCAGGTAACGTCCAGTACAACAGCAGCTCGATTACCGTCCGCATCAACCGTGGCCACGATTCGGTTCTTCGTGTCGCTGACATCGCGAATCGTAACGGTTGCGGTCGCCGCGCCGCTGAGTTTGGCCGCTAGCGCGGAAGCGAACAGGCGCAAGAACTGGCGCATGGTATAAGCGCCTTCAACCACCTCGTCAAGCACGTCATCAACGCCGGTTACACTCAGCCGATACCCGGTCTTGTCGTTGTTAGTGCCCACGGTAACGGGAGCAGCCACGCTGCCCACGCCTCCTGCCACGGAACCGTCAACATTACCGGTGACCGTGGTTACACTCGGAATCACGTTGTTAGTTCCCGGATACCCGGTCCCATCGAAGAACGCCTCCGCGTTATCGGCGGCGGCAGCGTCGCCACTAATAGACCCAACATCAGACGACATTCGACCGCCAACCAACACGGCCGGAAGACGCAACAAGATCGCATCGGTGGCCGCGATAATGAGGGACTGGTCGGCGGGATCAGACGGCAGCGCGTCGGTCTTGCCCGTGATCGCCGTCAGCCCTGCGCCCGCCGCGCCGATGTCATCGGTCTGGCCTTCGATGTCAGTGAGGTTGGCGGCGACGGTGGCCCCACTGCCGAGGTCGGCAGGCACGCCGACTCGTGAAAGGAGCGTCGTCGTCCCTGCGGTATCGGCTCCAGCATAAGTGCTCGGTGCCACCGTCCCGAACAGCACGTCATACACGGCTTCATCCAGCACGCAACACTCGACCTTGACCGCCAGTGCCCCAGCGACGTGGCAGAAGATCACGAGCGAGCCTACGGTGTTCGTGTCAGTCGCGTCGAGCACGGCGTAGTAGATGCCGTTCGAGATGTGCGTGCCGCCACCACTGTTCTTGTTCGCGAGCGACGTGGCGCCAATCTTCCAGAGCTTTATGTCTGTGTTGTTGATCGTGAGTCCGGTTTCCTCGTCATTCCCGTTCGCGCTGTCGAGGAAATAGCCGAGCGGGATTTCTTGGGAGGCGGTGGACTGACGAAGGTAGATCATGCGATCCCCTGCTGACGAAGGTGGTGAAGGATGACCGGGATGACGGACCCACTGACCGAGAGATCATCAACCTCGAAATCATCGACCTCGCCGTTTGCGATGGCGACGATGTCGACGCCCGTGCGCCCGGCCGCGGTGATCCGCGCCGCGTCGGTGTCGCTGATGTCGGCGCCTTGCTGGGCGCCGTTGTGGAAGACCTTTAACGTGACTGTCGCCCCGGTACCGGAAACCTCTAAGCCGACGGTCTCTCCGGTAACACGCGTAACCGAGCGCGTGCCGAGCGACGTCGGTGTGCCGCCGATGATGCGGTAGACGGTAATGGTGCCGGTGACGTTCAGCACCGCCATGTACCCGTCGAACGTGCTCTGGTTCCAGCGCACAATCGGCCCGGCATAGCAGCTTGTGCTGACCAGTCGCACCGTGACGCGACAGTCGGCGATCGCCGCGTGCGCGTTCGTCGTCGTCTCGATGACGGCGCCGCTGCCGCCGTGAGACATTGCGCGGGCGACGTTGCCGACGATGTCCACATCCGTGCCGAGCGCAGCGTTCTCGGTCCAATTCGCGCCGAGCGAATCGCTGTTCGCGCGGTTGAAGTTGTCGGAGAAGATGACCGCCACGCGCTACCCCACCACGGCGTTGATCGCCTTGACGCGCACGAACCACCTTACCCGAGTTGAGCCTTAATCGCGGCTATCGCGACTTCTAGATCATGCTTGCGCTGCTCCAGTTTCGCGATCTCCACCTCCAGGGTGTCTTTGCGTGCATCGTACTGAGCATCCAGTGACGCAACCCGATTCTGATGGCGAAGCTCCAAATCCTTGAGCACCGCGTCGGTGGTCTTCCGCGCTTCCTGTGCCCTCATCCTGGCGCCATATTCCTCGGCGTTGTGTCCCTTGATCACTTCCTTATAAACAGACTCAGCATCAGCGACTGACTTCGCCAACACTGCGGCCGTCTCCTGACGCTCCTTGATTTTAGCGTCGAGAGCAGCAAGCGTACGCTCGCGCTCGCCGATGGCCTGTTCATAAGAGATGCCGCGCTCGATGACGCCTTCCAGGTCCTTGAGTTCCTTAAAAGTCTTGAGCAGACCGCGAACCCCTGAGTAGTCCTTTTCGATCTGCATCAACGCCTCCGACCTAGCATTCGAACAGTGAGGGAAGTGGTGCCGTCGCCCGCCGTAACCTTAGGGCGAACCCATAAAGGGTTCTCGAGCGCGGCTTCGATCTCGTTTGTCGTAGTAATGTTGATGGCCGAACCGCCCGGATCGTTCAGTGGGCCAGCGTTGGTTCCTGCCACATCAGGGGCATCCTCATTGGAGCCCTCAATCTGTACATTCCCGCCAACCCCAAAGGTACCATACGCGTGGAACGTCTTGTCCGCGAATTGAGGAACCCGGATCCATTCCCCGGTGTCGCCGTTGGCCAAACCAGTCCATTCCACGAGAACATGACTGGATAGGTCTTGTCCCTCAAACCGCTTGGAGGAGTGAGCACGATCTGCCATGGGACCCCCTTATAGGGGCGGGAAGGCCCGCCCCTAAGCGGTTTGAAAGTTAGTCGATGACGCCGAAGACGAACCCGTGCAGAACCTTCTCCGTCGTCATCGCTTCGCCAGTAACCGTTGCCTTGAGCCGAGTCTTGGCGGTGTACTTGTAACCGATGCCATAGGTTGGCTCGGTTCCGTTCACGCCTGCAGCATCCAGTCGAGGAACCACCCAGTCCGCCGCTGCACCATCGATGCTGTGCGCTGCCACCAACCGATCGGGGTCACTCGCGTCACCAATATCGATTCCGCAGGTGCCACCTCCCGAAGAGAAAGCCTCGCTCGCGACGAACGCTCCGAGCAGCCGGAAGCCCGCATCCACGTCGCACAGGTCCACGGTTTCGGCCACACCGGGCGCTGCCGCCGCCGGGCTCTTGTAAGAGAACCGGTAGGACCGCAACCGACTGCCCCACACGTCAACCCCGATCAGGTTGGACGGGTTGGCATCTCGCTGAGTCGCTTCGTAACCCTTTCCGCTCGCCATCTCATGCCCTCCTTGGGCTCAGAATTGAAACAGGACCAGATCAGTCCTGATTTACACCAGACCCCGAATCTCGACGATCTTCTCTTCCTCCATCCGCACGAAGCCGAATCCGGCCTTGGCGTAGGCGTACCAGTTGAAGCGCTTGTCGGCCCTCTTCGCGACTTCGGTTTGAATCCCGATGGCGTTGGCGAAAAGCGTTCCGGACTTGCACCACACCGGATACCGCCAGTACGTAGCCGCTCCGTCCTTGAGGATGCGCTCCGTGAACTTGAAGGTGAATCCGAGAAGCCGGTCCACCTTACCCTCGACGAGGGCCTTCACGTTGTTGTAGTCCGCGGACTGAACCTGCGTGGTGTTGAGAAGGTCAGCGAGGCCCTTGGAACTGCAGCCGATGTAGATTTCCTCCGCGTCGAAATCCACATTCGCGGCCATGAGCAGTCGCTTGGCTTCGATCAGCTTCTCGATAGTCAAACCCACGTTGACACCGCCGAAGTTCAGGGCAACCACCTGACCAGCGGGGAACGTCACCTCGACCGTGCCGCCCTTTCCAGTCCACGCGGAACCAAACAAACCTTCCAGGGCAACGTCGTCCTGTGAACGACCGAGCGCGTAACCCTGCTGGGTAACGTACGAGGAACCGGGGTCCTGCAGCATCTTCACCCGGTCGAAGGAATCGATCATGATGCCGTGGTCGAAGAACCGGAGCGTCACCCGCCTGCGCGAGTGCTCGATCTCGTTCATGGGCGAATCGCCGAACCGGGTCGTCACTTCCTGAGCAGTCGCCGGTCCATGGCGATCCCAGAACTGCTCCTCGGAATGCTGATTCTCGTTGCGGAAGCAGGAACGCAGCTTGGAGCCCTTCTGCTGGAGAAGGGTATACACGTTCCCATTGTACTGCTTGACGAATGCCTGATCTACCGTGGTCATAGCGAGCGAACCCCCTTGGATTCAGAATGTCTTCTGTCCTTATCGGTGGGTTGCCCGCCATTGCGGACCCGACCTAAGCGGTCCACCCAACCCTTTAATGGGGCCTTTCAAGGTTCCCCCACTCTTGCCGAGTGGACCGCCTATTACGAAACTAAGCTATCACGGGCTTAGCGCCCGCACAATATCTCTTAAACCGAGCCGTACGCGACCTGATGCAACTCTCGCATCTTTTCGACCGCCGCCTTGTGGTTGGGATCATCGTACTTCCAATACGGATGGCTCATGTTACCCATGACGGCAGCTATCTCCTTCTGAGCCGTATCTGCTGTCATGTTGATGGCATCCGACTTGATGACCCCATCCTCGAGCAGAATCTGACCTATCCGAGCGCCGAAGGCTACGAACGCCGGATGGTTGCCCAGCTTGCCAATACCAGGGAGTTCAGTGTCGAGCAGAGTCCGCAACTCGTCGTCACCAAAATCCCCAATAGTACGAGTGTGGAGATTGACATTGCGCTGAGTGACTGCCCCCCACTTCGATCGTAGGGCGTCCCACGCCTTCTCATAGGACGCAGAATCGAGATTGGCCTGAGCATCTACCGTTCCCTGTAGATACTCTAGGTATGCACCCATGACACCGGCCTGCTGCGCCTTTGTTAGACCGAGAGCGTGGAGCTTGGCGTTGACCGCCTTCTCAGATTCAGCATCCCATCGGTCCTTCAACGTATCCGGGACCTTGACCGCCTCATATCCAGCGGGATTCTCCGGACGTCCTAGCTTGGTGTAGATTTCATTCCACACCGGCTGAGCCTCTTCCGGTTTGGCGTCCGGTGCTGGTAGGTTGATAGCCGATCCGAGCTTCCGCTCGAGGTTGTGGTACGACGTCGCTAACTGGCCGACGGCTTCAGTTTCTGTACCCTTGAACTTGGTCCACGTCTTTTCGCTGCGTAGGGCCTCCGGAACATACTTCGTAACCCACTCGTTTCCGATGTTACCCTCACCGCCTCCGGCCTCACCCTTGTCACCCTCGCCTTCCCCGCCAGAAATAGACAAACCGAGCGAAAGAAGCCTCATGGTGGGAGTAAGGTTATCGTTGTCGATGAACATTAGTCGCCGCCTCCGATTCCTGGAATATCTTCCAGTTCGTCAAGGTAAGAAGTTTGCTTCGTATCCTCGCCCGATCTGAGAGCTATCGCCTCCTTTATGATGCTACGAATTTGAAGGTATACCTTACGAGCACCTTCATTAAAAGCAGTGGCGTCCGAATGTCCAGGAACAAAGGAGCCCTGATCATTAAACTGCTCTTTCATATTTCGTAGGACCCGACGCCCATTCTCGGTATCAACGAACACGAGATAGGCCATCTTAGTTTCACGTGCTTCGCGCTGTATCTTTTCTTCTGCTGTTTCAGCCAGTTCTATGTCTACTTTGCCATCACCAGTAATACTAATACGGTTGACTTGGCGCTTACGCTGCGGTTTGGCCACCAATTCTCTCCGTGCTCACCGCCGCTCCCGGTGCTGGAAGAATCCCTTGTTTAGCGCCTTCTCCTAGAGCCTTTAATGCAGGTGCAGCACCCTGCGCCGCTTTGGCGAGAGCCAACATACTCTCCTGTTGACGCTTCTCCGCATCTGCCTGAGCGCGCATCTGCCTGATCCTCTTTACCTCCTTCGGGTCCACAAGAAGCTTCTTAGGAGCACCCGTAGAAACCTGATGGTAGCGAGCTACGAAGTCCATGTCGATGTTGTCGAGAATCTCTGGCTTCGACTCTGCCAGCGGAAGAATAATCTGAAAGTACCGCTGCATCGCCACACCTTCTTGTAGCCGCTGGGCCCGGGCCAATGGACCTTCGTACTCAATATCAAGCTCCATACCCATCTGCTTGATTACATCTTTTAGGGCCTTCGGCATCGGTTTGAACATACCGCGCCGATAATGAATCCAAAACCCACGTTCCGTCATTGGGTTTAGAAGCTCCACATTCAACCGCCCGAGCGTAGGACCTAGGATGCGCTGCATCAACTCGTAACGAACCTGAACTTCATAGGCTGTCATCTGCGGACCTTCCTGTAGTTGCAACTGATCCGCAAAGAACATACGACGAATCATGGCCCGCATCTCTTCCTTATTGGAACCTGAGACGTCGAACCTCCCGCCGATCTCGAGAGTCTGAACCGATTCCATATCGCGAACGTGCGTCAAGCCGCCCGGGGTCAGGCGCACCGCGCCAATAACACCCTCGTCCCTCACCTTCACGGGAGGATCGATCATCTTGGCCAGAGCGCGAAGCTCCAATTCGATCAGCTTGTTCAGCGTCTTGATGGTAGGAAGTGCCGTCGAGCCGGGCCCCCGTCCAACATTCTCACCGCTAGATTTAGCCCACCGAGGAACCATCGCAGGAAAGTCACGATACCCACCTTCCCTGATTGGGTGTCCATTCTCAAGATCAATCCAGTAGGACGCGAACGGCATTCTACTAGGATGAACATTCTTCACCATTGGGTGAACATACATCACTTGTCGAGGCATGACGGCGTGTAGGTACTTACCGATATCGTACGGGTTACTGGTCAGTTTAGCTCGCTGGCTCGGGTGGAGAGACTGTTCTCCGAAGGCGTCTGCCGCAGCCCGATAAGAAAGAGGATATACACAAAAAATCGAATCAACATACCCCTCCTCATTCTCATCAAAGGCAAACGTTCCGGGCTGCAACGTCTTGAACTTCAATCCTCCAAACTTACTCTGACCAATCGGAACCTTCTCGTCCATAAAGATCGCACCGATGCCCATACCACCGAGGTCTTCATACGTCTCGTTGATCTCGGAATAAAAGTTCGATTCCCGGTAGGAGTCGAACATGGTCTTAGCACAATCTTCAAACCAGACGGCAATCTCATGTTCAGCATCGTATTCCAGGCCCCGGGCCCGTAAGCCAAACCACAGATTCGACTCCGACGTAAGAGCCCCCTTCATGGAGGCTGCCAACACCACATTGGCGTGGTTGGCCGTGGAATCAAACATCCGTTCGCCAATCATCTGCCCCGGGGAACGGGTCGTATTGATGTTAGCCTTGCGTGGACAAATAAAATCCGCGCAGTCCTGGAAGTGGGGTCTCCACTGAGCAATCCTTTGCTCGGCTTGCTCGTAGAAGTGTAAAATTCGCTGCGTCTTGCCGTTCATCTACACGCCGCCGAGCTTCGTCGTCATCACCGGGGCTTTTTCAGTAATTCCCATCGGTGAAGTAGAAATAGACCGACCCCCACGTCGCCGCCGCTCAAGTTCCTTCTTCCGATCTTCTTGCTCCTTCTTGATGCGCTCGGCATCCGGATCCGGCATATCTACTTTCTCAGGCTTCGGGATCTTCCCACCTCCCCCCATAACTACCTCCCTCTCGTCGAAATCGAGCGGCCCTTCATGTGCTTGAACATCTCCACCTGATTCATTCGCCGGTGGGCTTCCTTCTCCGACTTGTAGGGGCCTCCGAGGTTCTTACCAGAGTGACTCTTCACGGAGTACCCCTTCGGCCCCTTCTTGATCATGCCTCTTTCGCCTCCTCCGGAACTCGACTATTCTTCACTTCACGGGCCCCCGCTTCGCCCTTCACCACCCGTGGCTTCTTGCGGGCAATCCCGTCATTCTCGCCGAGATCGCTTTCCGGTTCCTGCTCCTCCAGGATTTTAAGCTCATATTCAGCGAGCTCCAGAGCTTCCTTGAGCACCGCCACCTTCTGCCGGGCGTCCAACCGCCGCAGGTCGATGACGCGGCCCTTGCTCTCCTTCTGCTTCTCCTCGCGGTCCAGGGCCTTCTCCGCGTGAAACTTGTATTCTTCATACAGAAGTGGGTTGTCGGATGGCTTAGCACCGGGATAATCAGCCCGCATCATCTCCAGTGCCTTCACGTCGATAAGAGCTTGTTCATACTTGCTCATTGCGTGGCCCAAATCCCCGTCGGAGTCCCGATACCAATCCAGGTTGATCCCCCGTTGGCCATAATAGTCACGTTATCCCCGAGCGCGTTGGTAGCCGCTGTGTTCTTGATCCCTGGTGTGCAGTCCGCCTTCGAGATCATGGAAGCATCCGCATCGGCGCCGATAGCCGAGAACGCAAAGACCTGACACCCGTCGCCATCAGCGGCGGTGTCAATCTTGATCTCTCCACCAGCATTCCCCGCGATGAACGTGAACTGACAACCAGCGGCACTGGCCGCTGGAAGCGTCACGGTTTGAACCGCCGCTTTAGCCAAATACAGAACCTTACCGCAATCCGTGGTAGTGAGCGTAATAGCGTCATCGGCACTGTTTACGGTCCAATCCGGGCGAACGCCGCTGATAACAGTGGCGCCATCTCCGACGATGTTACCATTGGCAACGATGTTATCGGTGAAGGTTGCCACTCCCGTAACCCCGAGCGTCCCGTCGAACTGGGTCGGCTGGGTCGGATCGACGTGGGTCACGCCAGAAACAGTCAGCGTCCCGTCGACGACCGCGTTGTTCACGCGGAGATCGTTAGGCGTCGGGTAGAACCCGTAAGGCGGCGCAGTCACGGCGACCGTCACCGCCGAGAGGAACACGAGCGCGCACGTGAGCGTAATGAACTTTTTCACCTATACACCCTCCTAGGCGTTATAAGGATTCCAGAACCGGTCGTACTCAAGTTGCCGGTCGCCCTCTTCGCGATAGTCCTGCCCGAAGAGACTGAACCGGGTCTCGGCTTTCGTGGCCCGCGTATCCTCCTTTCTAGTATCGTAATGACCGGTGGCCATCACGCGCACCATATCAGCGAAGTGACTGGACCAATCCTCATACGGATGGTCCTTGAACTGCTTCTTCTTGTCGTCCCATTCTTTACGGTAGTTGCGCAGCGCGTTGAGGAGAGGCTCGCACTTGACTTCATCGAAGTACATCCGCGGGAACATCATCCGTACAACCGCGATGCCGTCATCCACTAACAGCTTCTTGCCAACATCAATGTTGGACAAACCAAGATCCCATGCTTGCTCGAGTCGGGTCTTGCCCGTACCAATTTCAGTAATCCCGGCATCGTGTGGCCACTTATGCCGAGCGTAGATATACGGCTTCTCTTCTTTGACCAGACGCACGTAGTAGTGTAGACCTTTGCCACCACCCTGCTGACAATCGATCCACCGGATTTCTCGCCCCATGACCTGATACCATCCGATGGCCATATTATCGTGAGCACCAAGGTCCCACGCCGTGTACACAGGTAGCTGAGGTTCGTACTTCACACGGGTGATGCGGCCCTCGCGCTCCGCGATGCGCAACTGCTCTCCGTAATACGAGCCCTCCATCGCGCCTTCGAAGCTGCACCAATACTCTTGTTGAATAATTTCTTCCGGGACGCCCATCCGACGATCTTCCTCGATCTGCTCGAGGGATACGATCGGTCCGCCATCTTCCAACGGCATATAACTACCGTTGTCATCTATGGCATCTTTTCGGGTGTCGTCGATGGTGAGAAGCTCCACGAACCAGTTCGGCTCGTTCTTCGCGCCTTTATATAGATCAAATCCGTGATTCTTGCCACGAGGCGTATAGACGAACAGAGCCCACCCCTTATTGGCCTTCAAGATAGGCGAGATAAGCTGCCACGCCTTAGGGTTCTGGATCGAATATTCCGAGAATATACACCCGATCGGATTGGTGCCAACCACATGATCGATCTTGTCAGTTCCGATAATCTGGAATACGGACCCATTGTGTAGAACGACTTGCATTTCGGTTTCGTTCTTATCCCGCACGAGCTCCTTGGGAAAATGACTAAGGAATGGAAAGCCCGGGTCGTCCATACCGTCCCACAGAATCTTGCGACCCTGGTTGAAGGTGGGCATGAAATAATAATACGTCCCAACTTGCTGGACCATCTTCTTGATCATGATGTTGAGCGCGGTCTTATCCTTCCCCGCGCGCCGATGATGGACCAGTATTCCGCGCTTGCACCCTTCATCGAACGCTTGTAGCACTTTCTTCTGGTGGGAGCGCGGGTAGAAGTTATACGGGATCCGTATCTTCTTAGGTTCTTCCGGATTCGGCCTAGCTTCCTTGGTTCGATCTCGTCGAGCCACTTACCTTTACCGCCATGGGCTTTCCATCCGATCCGTAGGTTACCACCTCGACCGTGAACGGTTCACGCGGGGCCTCATTAGCACGGCCACGTGGTAAGACATCGGCCATCCTAAACAAGCGGTCCGCTGCTTTGATGCGGGTCGTGTGATCCGGAGCTCCGCCTTCTATCTCAGTAACTGAGATTTCTGTGGCCTCAGGTGTTTGCTTGGTAGTAGTCACTCGCCGGGCAGGGGCTACCGCGTCCAGGGCCTCTTCGTATCGCTTAAGGGACTTCTTGAGAATCTTGGGACGGAATCCGGCCATCTCGAGCGCCGCTCTGCCAAACATAACAGCCCGGCGTTCCATCACGCTATGGTTTGAGCGCGACGTTATCCGGTCAG